GCCGGGTGGCCACGGAGGCCTGAACTATCAGATTTGTCTCAGGGTCTATAAACACCTGAACGAGTGTTGTTCTGTCTTTTGACACTAACGGAAGATAGGTCAGGACAAGTGGCTTTTCGCTCATGCGTCGTACCATTCCTCTGTCATCATTTGTTTTACTTGGTCTGGGGTTAGCAAAAACCCTCTGCTGGGGTGGTCTGAACCCTTAGCAAAATCCCATTTTTCAATGTGGCCTTTGTTTAGTCGAAGGTACTTTTTGAGTCTTGCCACGCTGACCAGTGAGAAAGCACCGGGGGCGTATCGGTAGGCCCACCATTCTGCTTTTGTGACGTTGATACCTGATTGACACCATTCGCCACGGTCGTTCATGCATTGGGTTTCAATGGTCATTTTGCCGTTTCGGTATCGGTCTGCTTTGACTTCTACTTTTGACCCTTGGACAGAGTTGAAGAAAGCGACCAGTTCGGCTTCTGCTCCTTGGCCGTATGCCAAGTCAACTTTGAAGTCGAATTGTGGGTTGTACCCTGTTTGCGTTTTAGTCATGGTTTCCCTCCATCAGCCCATTATGACTGATGTAAGTGTCAGTTTGGAGGATGCGACTCTAGGCGTAGGAGGGAAACACGCCACGCCCAGAGCCTGTCAGATTCGGCTAGGCCTTGTCTGAGTTCGGTTTTGGCAACGCTCGCCATGCTGCTTCAAGCGCTTTAGCGTCTTTTGCCAAGTTCATTTCAAGTTCAAAGTGAAGCCATGCGCCACCAAAAGAACCTGCGTTGTCTGTTTTGTTGAAAATTTTGACCCCCTTTGTGCCTTCTCCTCGACTGCACCTCCATCCTCTTCCATAGGCCGTCTGGTCGCTTTCAGGCTGTTTGGGGTCTCTATAGGCGTAGTCGTGCAGTTCGCACAGTCCTAGGGCTTCTGAGTGCTCAATGAGCCAATCCCACAGTTCTTTTGCTTGGCGTCGTCCTTCACGAGTTTTGGGATACCCCACGTCACCTGCGACTCCGAGGCTGTGCACAGACAAGGTTTTTTTGCCTCTCATGTTGCGCACCACCCAGGTGCCCAAATTGGTGAACGATGGGTAGCGCCGTTTGCATAGGTCAACGAACTTTTCTGTTCCTGCAAGTTTGCCTGTGCCGGGTGTGGTCACTGGGTAGTAGGGGTATTTACGAGGCACTTGGAGGGTCTTTCGGTTTGTCTTTGAGGCCGTTGCCTGCGAGTACACCGATGAGGCCTCCTGCAAGGGTCATGAGCATGGGTGAGAGGACTGCCCATGCTTCAGCATCGTTGGGTGCTTGGTCGAGTGGTTGGGTGACGAACAGCAGGCCGTAGATGAGTGATGCGATGGCCATGACAAATGAGATTGTGAGTCCACCGGCAACGAACAGTATTATGCGTGCTTTGATTTCTTCGTTTGTTAGGCGTTGTTTAGGCACAGCGTCCTCCTCCTATTTGTACATCTGTTCCGATGGTGATTGGTGCTTTGTTTTTGATGCGTTCGCAGTTCACTCTTGTACGGTCTGAGCAGGCTGTGAGGGTGATGGCGAGCAGGCTAATCAGGGCTAGGCGTTTCATCTGTGTCCTGTGGTCGTGTAAGTGGTGCTGGGGGGTCTTGGTCATGAAACCAAAGTGTGAGCGTGTCGCCTGCAAGACACCAGCCGTCATCAAAACCGTTGTCTTGTAACAATTTGATTAGTTCTTGATGGTTCATGCTGAAATCTCCATTAAAACAATTGTGCTTCTTTGAGTGCCGTTACCGTCTACAACGTTAAACGCACAAGTACCTGTACCAGCCACCCTGCGAAATTGTGTTTTATAAGTTATTGCAGATGTTGAAGAAGGGCTATCAAATGAAATGAGGTTTGCGTATCCCATAATTGGTGCACCGTCACTTAACAAAATATGGCCAAACGTATTAACTGTCGTAGCATCACGCAATAGTTTAACTTCTTGAACTGTGGCTGTACCATTAAAAGCGCCGTGTGAAATGTAAACGAGGATTTTATTACTCGTGGATTGAGGCGTAATAGAAGCAGACAAGCCACAATCTGCAAAAGTTGCAGTGGTGTTAGTTACAAAAGTTGTTGAAAAACCAGTGACTACCTGTAACACACGAAACGCCCCTCGCAGGTCATTAACATACGCAGCAGTAAGCACATTGCCTGTCGTCTGCGATGCTGGGAGATTAGTGGGTGTAGCCATGTTTAGTATCCTAACTTGTTGTTATCGAGCGTGCCGAACACCGTGCTATCAAGTATGAGGTAGTTATTCAAATCAGCACCCGACAAATAAAACGTGTATCGACTCGACTCAGGCGTAGCAGTCACCCTCACACCCTCAATAATTGACTGGTACACCGTGCCACGAAAAGTCACCGACACCCTCGCCCCAATTACAAAACCAAAAGTACTGAGACCCATGTAATCCATCTCAAAAGAACTCTGAGCCTCAGCCAAACAAGACACACTGGTCAAAGCAAACTTCTGTGTGCCGTACTGACTCAACAAAAAGTTGGCTTGGTCAAGAGCCTGACCGGTAGAAGCCGAAAGGCTGTTCACCGTGTAAGTACGAAACGGCGCAACAGCCCCCACATTGGTGACAGTCTGGGCTGCGAAGTTTGCAGGGTCAACCGTTACCTGTGTGTAGAAGTTGTCTGACAGCGCACCAAAATCCACTTGGTCATACACCTGATTAGTGGCGTTGTTAGCCACATCAGAGAAGTTCACTGTGCACACACGGTCGTTGAATGGGCCGTTGCAGAGAATAAAGTTCGGCCCTGTAGCGTCAGCCATACGGCCATTCAAAGTAACTAGCGATGCGTTTATCCAGTCGCCCCAAGTGCCCGACACCGTAGAGGAACCCATTGCAGGTGACGTTGGCTCGGTGCTAATAACTAAACCTGACTGCACACCTGCTGCAGTGCATTGGTTAGCAAAAGTATCTGCAGCCATTGCATAGTTTTGGCCTGACATTCTTGAGGCTTCAGCAAAACTGCCTTCAAGGGTCACATTGAGATAGTCGGCCTGACCGACACCTGATGCAAACGGTATGCCGTAGGTGACGCTGACATCTTTGATGTTTGCGTGAAACATTGCATAGTTGCCGTCTGTAGTGTTCGGCCCCCAAATACGCACATAAGTACCCGGCACCATTGCCGTGTTAGGTGTGGCGTATCCAGTCGGATAACGAATCGTTAGCGAGCCTGTAGAGGCGCTGTACTGGTCAAGCATAAATTGCCTGCCAATACTGAAAGAGATGTCCTGAACATCGTCTAACTCAACCCATGTGCCAGTGTTGGCTGTAGTTGAATACTCGACTTTGTAGTTGTACGGCATCAGAAAGCGTTGTTTGTTCTAATAGGGATAGAGCCGTTCTGCCTCATGTAAGTGCGTAGTGCCTGCACCACAGCATTAGGGTCGCCACCGTTCACATTGATAGTCACATTGTTGCCACCACCCATGCCGAACTCACCCATACGGTCTAACGGAATCACAGCCTCTGGGCCACGGCCTTCACCAATCATCGCCAGCGTCGGGCCAGTGACAATGCCACCATTAGCCAACATTGGAATGTTAGGCATCTCGAAACCCTTGCCACCGATACCCGGCACCCAAGACGGAACTTTGAAAGAGAACTTGCCGATGGTGTTATTCCAGACAGAGGCAATGCCGTTGAAGATTGTTTTGAACACTGTGAGCATCAGGTTGAACTGAGGAATTACGACGTTAGTAATCCACCATTTGATAGCGCCAAATACGCCGTCCACAATTTTTCGGAATCCTTCAAACTTTGTGTAAGCAATAGCAAGACCAGCAATAAGCGCACCGACGCCGATAACAATTAGCCCAATTGGGTTGAGTGCCATAGCGACATTGATGGCGACAATGGACGCTGCAATTGCTGCTAGAGCGCCTGCGATAATCATGAATGTCTGTGGGTTATCTTGTGCCCAACTAGCAAACTTCTGAAGGTAAGGCAAGACGGATTCAACGGCTGGCAACAATGCTGCACCAATGGATTCTTTTGTTTCGTCAAAACCAAGTTTCAGTCGAGCAAACTTGCCTGCTGTCGTTTCGGCTGCATCTGCTGCTGCGCCACCAGTGGTTTGGGCAAGTGCGTACATCACGTCTTCAAAGGTTGAGCCGTCTTTTATCATCTGACGGTATTCAGGAGCCAGTTTGCCTAGGGCTGCAAGGTTGCCACCATAGGCTTTTTCTAATGCGCCTACGACGGTCTCAAGTGGTTTGCCAGTTGCTGCTGCAATGTCCATTGCTTGAGTTGCCAACTCTTGAGCCGTAGTAACTGAACCAGTTGCCCTAGCGAGCCGATTCAAAGTCGGCCTCAATTTGTCATCGGAAATTCCGAGCAATTGACCTTGTGCCGTAATCCAGTCCTCGACGCTGGCTATTTGTGCATCATTTGCGCCAGTAGTTTTTCTTAGGCTGTTAGCGAGGAGGTCTTGCGCTGCAGCGTCTTCAATAGCGCCTGATACAGCATCACCGAGGACAACAGCCAAACCAGCCAACGCTGCTGCTGCAGGGACGGCTGCTTTCTTGATAGCAAACTGGGCTTTTTTGCCAGCGCCTTCAAGGTTTCTGAATTCGTTGATTGCCTTGGAAACACCTCCACCGTCAAAGGTTGAGATGATGGGGATTGCTAGAGCCATTAGTTCAGTTCTTTCTGGACACGCTGGATGGCATCCATTGAGAGGCGCTGTAAAGCATTTTCAATCTCTCTGCGTTTGCGATAAACAGAAGGCCCAAGGTTGCGACTGTGGTTTGGTTTTGGATTTGCCCCAATGTTGTTGCCAAGGTCGTTAGATGTTTTGCGTCCAGCCGTTTCCCAAATCTGTGCGCCAGCGTTCATTTGCGCTATGTAGATTAGGCTGACTGCTTCCCTTGATGCGTCAACTTTCAACTTCACACCTTTGACAGCCTGTGCAACGGTAAAAGGAAACTTCTTGTTTCCACCTTGAGACCAATTCCGAGACATACCCGATGGGTATTTTCGTTGATAGCCGTTTTGCACTTCTTGAATTGCTGGTTGAGCAATTTGTGTGGCGTTGGCAGTGAACTCTTTACGAAGACCCGGCTCAACCTTGTTCAGCGAACGGATGGTTTCTTTCAGACCTGCTATCTCTATGGAGGCTGATGCTGTCATTTCCGTTGTGCTTTCTGCTGGTTGTTCAAAATCTCAATGACGGTGGTTAGGTCGTCCATCTCGAATTCTATTTGTGGGGGGTAAAACCCTGTAGCAACAAGTACCTCTGCTAAGGCTCTTCGGTAACTGTTGCTTCGGTGGCTTTTGGGTCTTCTTGACCAACTACTTCAACGGCATTGACTTTCTTGATGTATTCGTCAAATGAAACTGGCACTGAAATGTTTTGCTGTTTGCAGCATTCATACGCCATAAATGCAAGGTCTTCAATGCCGATGCCGTTAGCGAGCGTTGAGGCTTTTTGTTTGAACTTGCGTTCCCAAGCGACAATAACGAAGAGATTGGTTTCTAGTTCGTATGGTTCGCCTTCGTTGGGCGTGATGCGTAGTTGGATTTTCATTGTTTCCCTCGTTTCTTAGATTAGGTGATGTCTCGTACCCATGTGCCACCAGTAAAGGTAGCCGTCACGGTTGCGAGTTCGCCCACAGTTGAGTTGATTGGTGTGAAGTTTTCCATCATTGCGTTTGTAATGATGTACTCAGGGTTAGACGCTGACTCAGTCGTTCCAGATGGGCTAATGGTGAGTGTCGTTGTGCCTTGGCCGACCATTGCTGCAAGTGCTGTTTCAACTTCAGACGTTGCGCCTGAGCCACCGTAGGAAAGGAAGAAGTCAATTGAAACTTCGACGCTCTGGAGGCCACCAACAAAACGATGACCAGTATCACCGAATGCTGTTGCTTCAAGCGAGTCTTGACCGATGGTGATTGTGCAAGCGTTTGCTTGGTCACTCAAGTCGTAAGTAGTTGCGCCCTGCGTGATATTTATCGTTGCATTGCTGAGGAATGTTGTTGTTGCCATTTCTAGCCTTTCTTAGTTTCGCTTCACTGCCACTGCGACAGTGAGGTCATATGTTGGTATGTCTTGCCCACCGTATGAAGCATTGCCCGGTCGGGCGTCAACTACGGAAATGGAAGAGTTCATGATTGTGTCAACCGTGGTCATCAGGTAATCACCTGAATCTTGGTTGCCGGGGGGCGCTGCAAGGATTCGAACTGGGATGCGAAAGTCGCCCACGTTGTAAGTCCATGACGTC